AAAACTGTTTTGTTTTTTCTCATGCTTTCATGCACGAAACGATCTGCACACGTTGTAATATATCAGTTCGAACTCGCTCTTCTGGAACAGTTTTTTTGTATTTGGATAAAACGCGTTTAATGTCACTAGACATTTTTAGATATTTGTTGTAAAAACAACACTCGTTTCGTCTTGTCATCAAACAAGTTGGTCAGTAACGATTTGATGGTAGACGATACCCGTTGTTCTTTTTGAGTACGAGTACTTTGTGTTGTCGAATAAGGGTCGTGTGCTGATTTCAGTAATAGAGTTCGTTTTTTGATAAAATCTTTGTAAAACGCTCTCGATTTCAACGATCCCATGATGGGGAACCCAATTAAAAATTTATTTGTTTGATTGAATATGAACGGTACGTACTTTACCATTGCGATACAAATAGCAATGATATCTAACGAAAAGAACAAGGCATTGTGACCATGGTCATTCACCTGTTTCGTCATGTCAATTTGAAAGGAGTCTCCCATACGTTTCCAATCTAAGTAATAGCGAATGTTGTTGATAATAGCTTGCTGCCCGATCACTTTTTTAAAATGGTCCTTGTATTTTAATTTGGATTCGTGCATCATTTTCACACACGCATCCACACTTAACCCCTTTAATCCGTTCGTTTGTCTNACATTATATTTCAACGAATACAATCGTTTGATTTTGGCATAAAACAATGAACCCTCAAACTTCGAATTAGATGAATTTGATACCGTTTTGATATCTAAATCATACTCGGACCGTAATTCAGTTCCATTCAAAATCAGAGCGGCCGGCCATGANGTGGTATGATGCACTGTGTAACATAAGAGNCGAACACATTTATCAAGGTCATTTTTGCTCACGTTTCGTAGTTTGAGAATTTTATGCGATGATTGGCTCGTCGTCAATTGTTTTGAAATCTTTTGAAACAACGTAGATTGTTCGTGCGGATACACGTGCATAATTAACCTGAATTTAGAATATAATTGTTCATGTTCATTCAAGAAAACAATCTCGTGATATGCGTGACCGACTCTCGTCGTGCTTTTTGGCACATAGGTCACCTGACAATTTGGGAGAACAAACGAAAACACACCTTGAGTGGGGACGTTATTTGCCGGGTCCAATATGGTTGCGGGCGTTATCGTAAACGCGTATTGTTTGGTGGACGGAAATGATTGCTTTTTGGCGTCTACTATCATGTTTAATTTATAAGTTCGAATGATGTCGAACAATGCGATGACGTCCAGGTCGTCACGTACATTAATCGACGTGGGTGCGTACGTTTTGGAGCTAACACGCCGCTCGGTTAGGAAATCATAAGGTTGAACACCTATTTGACCTAATGTTTTTAAATGGAACATCAANCCCTTTTTAATAAGCGCCAACTTGTTGGAAAACACGGAAGACGAGTTTGTGTTTGGTTTCATGTTTTGTGTGTATGGTGCGTAATTGAACCACCACTCGGTAAAGGTGCGTGCCGTAAACATCAGTCCTTTGCCATCGGTTCCTCTTTTCAACGACGTGAATCGTTTGCCGATTATGAATTTGTCCACATTGAATAGAACATTTGCGAAATGGTCTTCTTTGGTCATGTTCTTTTTGCGATCCAATGTGCTTCCGACCAGTTTCTTTATCTGTTCGGGTAACGAGTCTCGGTCAAATATGTCATGTAACGAGTCGAGAACGTACATCATAAANGTCGGGATATCTTGGAGTCCCGCCGGTTTTCTTCGCAATGTACGTTTGCGTGTGGTGGACCATCGGTTCGGATAAGCATGACGGGTTTTGTTTACCAACGATGTACTTCGAGTGAATTCCCGCGAACTCGACAATGAACGACCAGCGTTTGATTTACTTCTCGTGAGTACATTACGCGATAATCTTCGAGAATCGTTCGTTTTTGGTTTCGATGCAACGGTTGATATGNTTGTATCATGTTTCCGTTTTTTTGTNACCATATACTATAAATAATATTAAATTTATTATTTTATTAATAGTATATGCCCATAACTGATCAATGCGAGTATCATCGGTTGTACGACACAATCGCGAATCCAACCAGACTGCGAAGCAAAATCAAACGCACCTTGCTNACGATTATGAAAGGTGGTGGGTATTCTAATACGGATGGATTCGAAAACTTTTTTAAACAAACCGTACGGATCGATTTGCATAATTTTAAAAAATTCAAGCCNGCGACGTTCGTTTCGATCGGGATGGTTCATCAACGAGATCGTTTCACGGAAGTGACAACCAAAGAGAACTACAACCGTCGTAAAAAGAATCAAGAATTATATGCCAAGTTTCAAAACGGGATTTTTAAATCATATATGATATATTCGAAAATCAATGATGTAAATGTACCGTTATGGAAACCGGTCCATCCCAATCAAATCATTCCGGGTCTGTATGAGCTTCAACAACAAAAAACAGTAAATAATNTTTGTATACTTATCGGCGAATCTAACTATTCTACTAATGACGATTTACATGCTGCTCATGCGTTATGTGCGTTCAAACATTACGATGTGTTGTTTTGTTTCAACCCGTGGGGGGAAGCCTCCTTACAATCAGATTACTTGATTTGGAATCGATTGAAAAAANAATACAAATGCAAACGATTAGTCGTGTACAAGGGATGGAACTTTCAAGCCGTAGGTCGCAACGACGTCGGTGCATGTTTCGGATACGCTTCAAACTTCGGAACGATGATGTACGCATACATCATGTTATACAACCTATACGCACGACAAGGAGTCAGATGGATGCCTTTACCGACCAATATTGACGAATTTAATAAATTTGTTTTGAACATGTTCAAATACAATAAGTTGGTATTTGGAAAGAAATATAATCAAAACGCACCTCTTCGATCTACTCATGANATCTTTCACAATTTAACGCACACACCGCGATTGACGATGCAAAAGAAAAATAGAAGGCCATCTTCTAATCGAAATCCGATTACATCCACAAGTACAATGAAACGAACGGTATCTACAGTAAGCNACAATATCATAAATATGAGACGTAAGCGCATGAAAAGAATCGGATCAAATCGAGTAANAAATATGGACATAAATTAATAAATATATTCGATAATACCAAATGCTATCAGATGAGTATACACCACATTCTTACAATATGGTCATACAAACCACTCCCAATAAAGAGGATCGTAGTAAGACGGTNGAAGAAAGCTGGCAACGATATTTCAAGGGGACACGAATCGTGATGGATGATAACGAATGTAAACATTTTTTATTGAATGTGTACGGTTCGGCATATGTAAATCAGTTTGACTATTTAAAAAAAGGCGCTCACAAAGCGGATTTATTCAGATACGCTTGGTTGTACAAGTACGGTGGTGTGTATTGTGACATTAAAACGGTGTTGATACGCCCGTTCGAAGAGGTGTTTTCGGACGACCGAGTTTGTTACTTTGTGAACACAATGTACAAATGGCATTCATACCGCCGAATATATAACGGAGTTATCGCAACACCACCTAATAATCCGTTAATATATGAGATGTTGCAAGGAGCAATGCGTCATTCGAATCAAAGCCGTTACCTTGCTATATGCGAGCATGGGTTCGAGGTCATCACAGCTGCGATGGGTTTAAAACATATCCCGAAGGGACGAACGTATGTGGATGATTCAAGTATACCGGATGTTCACATGTATACGGAAGAACATCGAAATTCGAATTGTAAGGGACANTTTGATCAGTACGGGTTGTGTAATTATATCAACGATGAACACGGGAAACACATGATATTCGTACGTGACACTTCCTACAATAATACAAGCCCATCACAAATGANAAACAGCCGGAAACGGCATATGAAGAGAAAGATGGAAACTATTTGGTTCGAATATATTTTTGGAATTTTAGATCTATTTAAAAAACTATTGAATTGAGTCCATATGATTGCTATATTCATTTATAACCTTGGTCGTGNCAAGGGTACGTGTCGACAATTCAGAAACGTTCAATGGACACACCGATACAAAGGACGAAAACGATTGGCTTATATTTTGCATTAATTCCAGATGACCCTCTCGAACGTGACAGATCACCTTTTCACATCCCATCTTTTGCATATGTTGAAACACGTGAGTCAACGACATAAGTCGTCCTATGACGCCATTATATTCTTTAGGTCGAGGACGTTTGCGTGTCGGGTACTTGATGGACCATTCGTGTCGCATAGCGGTCGATATGCAATCCCAACATTCCGAAGTTATCACCACCAAAAACGACCACGGTCCTTTTCCACGGGTGGTCTTTGCCCCACCTTGAATATGACNGTTATGTTGACGTAAACGTCTTTCCAAATTTACGGTGTATCCGTTATATGTCCGGTCGTTATCGTTCGATATGATATAACAGTAGTATGAATTGGTGGTAACTAACGATGTCATTCGTAAGGGGGTATACAATGCTTGTGAAACGAATAATGGACAACAAGCGCACAAAAGAACGGTTCGACAACCGTTCGGTCATCCATGAATGCTTACCGTTTTCAATTTTCGATGGTAAGACTCCTTTACCGGGATAAGTCCAATAAANTTTACCAGTCTTTTCGATAAATAATGTTTATTTTGATTAATAGTAGATTATTTTCCTACAGTCGCTTTCAATTTTTTAATGCGAGTTTCTAGCGCGATTGTCTTTTTCGAGAACCAACCTTTTTTTTCATCCCAAACTTGATTCATCCGTCGAATCATGTGTTCTCGGTGTTTAGAGAAAACGGGACTGTCCCAATAATGATCATCCAATAACTTATCAACAACTCTTTTTGGTTGACCATCAAGAGCTTTAACAACATCATTCTTCATCTCGGGATTCGATTTCATCTTACCTAATTCACCTATAGAGTGCACTTTCATCCGGCCTAATTGAAAAAGNAAATTATTAAACGTATGTGCAATAAGGCTAATTCGAATATGTGGACGTTTTTGGGTCATTTCTTTGAGCTTGTAGGATAGGAACGCATGTTCAAGCTTCGCCTTTTCTTGTCGTAGTTCAATGTTCAATCGTTTCAAAAGAGGAACATGTCGCATTGACATCTTTTTGGTGTTTTTNCTCGCCGTTTGTAAACGCATAATATTCTTTTCACTTAGTTTCTTCATAAGGACATTCATGAGCTCTGGTGAATTCATATGGATATGTAATCAACAAACATTATTTTAATACTCAAAATTGAGAGAATATAATAATAAAGTAATTGTTTACAATATATCATGAAGTTGGAAATGAATGCCATACATATTTGTTTGATTGCATTCGTGCTTTTCGTGCAACGGAAACAAAAGGTCATCAAGCAAGCCGACCCGGAAGATAATTTCAAGCATTTGTTCAATATAAAAAAAATACGCTTTCCATGGTTTATGAAATATGTGATGCCATCGATATCATTGTACCTAATGTTCAATCATAAGAATACCATCGCTAAAATGCACAACATTTCCGAATTTGCAATAATACTCGCAATCTATATCTACACGATCAAAGCATTCAAACAATGTGCAAACCCATATGCCACCACGAACGCGACCGAATATACATTTGGCGCAAATTTGCTTCTTGCGTTATGTGTATGTTACTACAATGTTATTGACCCAACCTATCAATTCAACTATATTGCCTTTAGTACACTGGCACAAATGACAACGTTGTTGAACGACAAAAAAACCCGGAAAATATTGACAACAACGCAGTTTATAAACGAAAGCGCATTGACATTTTTGATGTTTTTGTTGTACAAAAAACATTTGAAGTTTATTTAAAAACAACTTTATATATTAAAGTGTAAATGACGCCCATGGGTATCGATTGTGTTCGCATACACACGCACGCAGCAAAGATATGTACTCAACTCTACGCGAAACCCAAAGATGTCATGGTGTCCCGGAAATATGGGAAAACATTCGTAGCACTAGAAGGTTCAGATACCATATCAAATTGGTTTGACAACATGTGTTTATTTAAAAAGAATAACGTACATTTTGGATTCAATCGATACTGTGATTGGTGCATAGACACCTACGACATTCAAGACACACTGGACACGCACTCTAATATCGTTTTATGTGGTCATTCGTTAGGTGCCGCCGCTGTGTTGTTGATGCTTACTAAGATGGATCTATCTAACGTAGATGAAGTCGTATTGTTCGGGTGTCCCAAAATCGGAAATTCCAATTTTAAAACGACGACGTTCATGGAAAAGGTACCGCTAGACTTACCTATCACCTCGTATGTGAACGGAACCGATGTGGTTCCCTCGCTTCCGCCGACATGGATGGGTTTTGTGGATTTGGTGGAGGAGTCTCATCGAATTGAATCCGCGAATTCAACGGGGTCTATGTTTTCACAAATAGAGGACCATGGGATAGATTGCTATGTTCAATCGATTTCAAAGCATTATCAAATTGGTAAAGACGCATGATGATATAGTTCGTGAACGCCTCCATGTGGTACATTTGACGTTCACATTTTGTGAGACGATATTGATATTCAGTGGCATATTTAGTTAAATCACGTTTGATGTCGAATGGTACACTTAATGCCAACGCCTTGTTCAACACCATTTTTATCATTTCGCAAGGGTCCATATTATTCACGATCAGTTCATGATTGATTTCCCGTACTCTTTTGATGTTATACACGGTTATATTCGAAAAAAGTTCGTTTATTTTATCATCCAACGAATGCGCAATATTATTCGTTTGTTGCCGATACCTATACAACGTGTCAAACACCATCCCGTTAGTGAGCGTGTATATTTTTCTCAACGTGCAGTCGTCGCGATCAACCTTCAACACCTCCGCAAACGCATCGATGCTTGGATACGAAAACCGATAACAGTGAATATTTCCGACAAAACCTTCGGATATCGGATTTAAAGTGCGCATCGTCAAAAACATTACGCAACTTGAATGATAGCGCTCCAAAATCACTTTCAATGTGTTTTGAGACTCTATGGATAAATAATGGACATTGTACAAAACAACCACCTTTCGTAACAACTTTGTGTCATTGTCGAGAATCATTTGCGCACATAAATTGCCAATCACTTTCATAATATATTTCTCGTTATTTCCCAATTTAACCAACAATATCTCAATATGATGCTTACTCTTTCGAACGCGCAACTCAATCACCGTTCGTCGTTCGTTATTGATCGGGAACGATTCTTTGTTCCATGCGGATACCATAAATTCCTTTTCGATGAATAATTGAATGAATGTTTTTTTACCACTTTGCGGACATCCATACAATAACACATTATATCGACTATGTAATAAGTTGTTTATCGCATCGTGTTGATTAAAAAATGATTTATATTTTGTGGTTAGTTGCATGTTGTGAAAAACGCATTCCTGTTTAAATCGATTATGTATTCGGAACGATCGGATCGTCAATATGTCTTATTAATCGATGTAGGTTATATTTGCGATAATGTTGTTCACACACCAGGTTAACGAAATACAGTTTGCATCGCCCGGTTTGAATAAATGGGTGCACAAAATATCACACACGATGTCGGTTTGTGGTTCTAAATGTTCGAACAACATGTTTTTGTCGTTTCGAGTTCGTATTGGAATGGCGACATGATTATAGTGCGTTGGTATCTTCAGCTTTTGAAACACTCCATTACTTACATTCGAGATCAACGGGGTGTTTGAGCCGTAAACGGCGCAAACTTCATCTTCGATTTTTTTGATTTTGTCCATACCCGACTTGTTCAATAGTATGTCGATATATTTTTTCCCGGCGAGGTCATACACGGAAATCACTTGCCCTTGAATTCGAATATTATCATTCAAATCGATTTGAATCATATTGTTGAACGTGTTTGGCTTAAGTGTAACACGCATACGAAGTATAACGTATAAACATTTAAATGGATATATTTAGAGAAAGAATACTTACAGAATTAAAAAACATTGATGCGATGCCTTTGGTCACCAGCATTAACATCGAAAAAAGCATTTACAATAATGTTATAGAGTACACGGAGACCAAACAAATTTCGCAAGATTGGTCCAACATATTGTTCAGACATGTATATGTTACTTGGGCATTGGATATAATCGACATATTAACTAAAAATCCTGAATATGTAAAGCATATTGTCGTCAATAAATGTTCTCAAGATGTTGGTTCGACAAATACAAATAAAGTGAACATGTTTACAATGAGCACTCAACACAACCCGGCGAAGGACGATACCGTCCCAACCAACAGTGGAATGTTTAAATGTTCCGTATGCAAGACATATAACACAACATATTATAGCTTGCAAACCAGAAGCGCCGATGAACCAATGACCAATTTTATAACTTGTCTAACGTGTAAAAAACGATGGAAAAACTAACCTTTTGTTTTCTTTTTCAATTTCTGTAATTCTTCTAATAAACGGGCCTTTTCTTCATCTCGCGACTTTTTCGTCCGAACCCACAAAATCAACGTGGGTTCCGTCAATTGTACACACCATGTCACATGTTTCCCATAATTGGCCAGCACAAGATATTTAGGAAACGCATTTCGTTTCAACATTCCACCGTGTTTCAACTCCGAATTTACAGAGTACTTGATGAGGTCATTCGGTTTTAAGTTTTGTATTTGATTATCACGAACTTTTTTATACCCTTTCAATACGGTTTGTGTGTCAACCATTACTATATTCACACATTATTTCTTTAAAATGGCGGTGTGTTCGTAGTCATCCACCGGCATTGGGGCATCTAATACCCTCTCATATCCCAATACATTTGCATCGTTATCGAACGTGACCATATAAGCATGCATGATGTGTGTGTTTCGTACGGCAAACACTCGAATGGTGTTATGTTCGTCATCGTTGTACGTATGATCGATGAACATGTCATGATACCCCATTTGTCGAAAGGTCTTTTTGACCTCATCGACCAATGTGATATATTCATGTGTTTTCATAAATTCCCCGGACAACGAACGTTGCCAAAGAAGGACCCATATGAATATCGGTAAACAAAAATACATCATATGGAAGTTTCGGTAGTTTTTGCAAACATTAAAGATGTTCCACATTTATATGTAATTATAAAATAAACCGGGTCGATTTCAGCATGGATATGTGCAATCAGGCCGTCGATATATGTATCGATGAACTATCGAAGGAGGAAAACAAAGACAAAATAAAATGCCACATATTGGATCCGTTAATAACGTACATCGGTGCACAATTATTACCGTATATCATTTTTTCCGTAATCTTGTTAACTTTCATAATTGTTTCGACAATATCAGGAATAATGTATTTCCATATTAAATCGTTAACAATGATGAACACGAATTGTCAGTTTGCTACATCAGGGTGAGAAATGGGAAAGTAACGTTTTTTTGGAACGAGCTCGAGGGTCTCCCGGTTGAATCTGTTCACCAACAAATCCATCCGAAAGGTACGATTGGAAAATACTGCTTTTACCGAACGAATGGGTCATCCCCGATTTTTTGAAAGTATCGTATACATGTCGTGTCAAGAACAACTCGTCCACNTTGGGGCTCAGNTCGTCATTGGACAACTCAAAGTCCATGACTAGCTCGTGTATGTTTGGTAATACCGCGCGTTGAAATCCAATCATACCGGCTAGTAATCGGTTGGTATGATATGGGCTATCAAACATGCGATGTACTCGTGCACCGGAACTCAACCACTCCGCAACCGCCGCGGCCTCTTTTCGATTCAAGCGAGAATCAACGTCTCTACATATAACGACACTATTTTCGCAAGCGGGTAGGAATCGCCAAAGTTTCTTGATATGTACATTTTTACAATTGGCTTTGTGGTTTCGTTGATGAATGTAAAGTTCACAAGGGTACGATAAAGCCTCCTGTATAATTCGAGTGGGAACATATTCGTCCATGTACACTCGAACAACCCATCCCGGATACACCGTTTTGGCCAAGAATATATTTTGTATGATGCCTTTTTTGTATATGGATGGTATATCGGATTTTGTTGGACTATATACACAAAATGAGATAACCCCCTTTCTTTTTTTGGACGGGGGCAGTCCCTTACCATACATTTTTTTGAACGACAAACAATCCGTGTATCGAACGGTTGTATGTTGATACAATTGGTGTATATTCGGATTTTTTAAAACAGATAATTGGTTATGGTAAAATTGTTCCATCATTTTTCGTTTGTACCGGACATTACAAATAGTGACCACGTTTGGATCAAATGAAAACATTCCGAAATCTCTCTGCAAATCGTTTTTCCGAATTATACCGGTGACCATTTTGTACAAGTTAATGTGTTGTAAGTGTCCATACTCGCCGTTGTAATTGTGAGTGACAATGTTATTTTTGTGAGTCGATATTGCTTTTTTTAGTTTTTCTTTCAATCTCAGGTTTGTTGACAGATCGTGGTTGGTATCATCCCTAAAATTCCAAATTTCGTATTCGCGAATTTTCGCATATTTCATATAATTTTTAAACCCTTCCGCTCGAGGCGGAATGTTACCATTAGTGACACAAATCACCTTCCACGATTGAGGATTATGTTTGTAAAAATCATATCCCCATAACAGTTCATCGTCCGGATGCGCGACGATCATGAGCGCCAATGGGGATTGCGTTAACATATAGTTTTTATGTATACTTTTTTTCACAAACACCACATGCATATACGTATGCAAAAGAAATCATCAAGTCGCGCCGAGGTTTTTTTGTGATCGATACCGTATGACACGTAACAAAATGCGATTCATTAAGGGAAAGTAACTAAAATCGCGTTTTTTTAATGAGTCATATTGGTTTTCTCGGGATCCTATTGAATACGACGGAAAACTACGGTAGTTACTACTAATTTGAGTCATGATTAGGTGTAAACTCAAGTTCGATGGAGTGGTTTCCAATTACATTGCTATTATTCGATTCAAATTCGATGTCGATGGCGACATGTAAATAAATCTCGCTGATATTACTCAATATATCATTATAAATGGAGAAATCATCATCGTCCAATATGATTTGCCTACAAATTGGACACGTATTTTTGTATCTAAACCAATTCAAAACACATCGAGAATGAAATCGATGACCACATTCTAATTCAAATACATCATACAACGGAGACAAACAAATCACGCAATTTTCGGTTTCTTTTTTGATGTGTATGGAACAGAAACAATCGGAACTCTCCGGGTTGGAGTATTTCCCTTTGTTCTTACACCTTACATTTTTTTTTGTTGTTCCGTTGCATTGGCCCGATATTTCATCCATACAGAAGTTATTACATTATATATTTATTTTTTTCTCCCAGGTGTCTTTTTAGACATGACGATAGTATCGTTTCGATGATAGTAATATATATTACCTTGTTTAAGGGTGTATGATCGGTTTCGATTGATCTGGATTTTTTTTGATGACTTTGAATAGGCCGGTTTCACGAATGAAATAACAACATTATTTTTCAAAGCACTGGTTTTGTTTTTTTTAACCAAAGGGGNTGTTTTTTTTGATGGAACTTTCTTGTTCACCTTTTTGGAAGCTGTTTTTTTTGTCGTTTGAGATTTTGTGGTGGGTTTTTTCAAATGATGNTGTTTTAAATTTCGAGTATAATCGTACTGCATTTACTATATTCAAAGTTATTAATTATGCCAATAAATTGTTAGTCGTAAGACTTCGAAACCNTTGTTTTTTTTTCCGTCCTTTAGTGACAATTCGCTCAATAGGTTCTTCCGGAACTCCTTCATCCGTTTCCGGTATCTGTTCATTCACATGTTCTCGAATGTTTGGGTAATTGGGTTCAACGAATAACGCACCATAAGCGGATTTACGACTGCTCGACTGCGCATTTAACGTATCGGAATGAACTACCAGTTGATTTTTATGGAATTCTTCAAATTCAGTTTCTCTATCGTAAAGAGACTCCACGAAATTAATCACTTTGTAAACATCTCCGTTCGCATTCGTGTATCTCAAATTATACATCACATCCCCTTGGTTTTTATGTACAATCGAATGGATATCACAAATATAATTTGCATACCATTTTTCACTTTTCAACTCGTAACGTTTCAATTCAGTTATCTTGAATTGCTTTGCGGTGCTAACATGTTGGTCTCCTTTCCTCAAAGGGTTTCGTGGTTTGAACCGGTCGTTTGGATTGTTAATGTTTTGAAAAAGGATGATAATAGGTTGAATGTAATACATGTCTCGATGTTTATACTTTTGATAAGTTGCGATTTTGACTTTCATTCCAACCCGATATGTTTTATATCGATACGTGTACATACCACTCACGTTCTTGTCTTTTTGAATTTGTTCGCGTTTTTCCCCAACCTCTTGTAAAATTTGTCGGACATGGTTCGTTCTTGTCGTTGTGAATTCTTGTTCGTTTTGTACATGTCTCTCTACGCTAGCGTCTTCGGGTAAATCGAACGATTCGAGTTGTTCGTTATACACGCGGATGGGAACTTCCCTTCCTCTGTGGATTTGCATCGGAGTAAAACCGGTTGTCGCATGTTTGGTGTTATTGATGGAAAACGCCAAACGATCCACTATGTCGATGTAGGTGTTGGTTTTGTATTGAATCATATGATTGGTGATCAATCTTTTTATATACTTGTTTTTATTCTCAACGAATCCTTGCGTTTGTGGTGAGTACGCGGCGCCGAAGATTCTTCGGATGTGGAGACTGTCGCATACCGTCTTTAGCGAATTATTCCCTATGAATCCCCCCCCGTTGTCACTATGTAAAATTTTGGGTATATCCCCCGACAAACCAATTTTGTTAATAATGTTTGCAACCGTCAGTTCGGATTGGGTTTTAGTGGGGAACAAATAAACAAACTTGCTAAATATATCTATGATTACCAATATATATACATAACCCTTGTTCGCATGTATTAATGTTGGTTGATCGAACTGTATGAAGTCCATTTGCCACAATTCGAACGGATATTGTGGACGATACGATTTGATCACGGGTTTGATGGACTGTAATTTGAATTCTCTGATAAACTGCACTCCGTCGTTTGACAACAAAAAATGTTGAATGTAGCGTCTTGAAACACCTAAGAAACCGTTACGCAACACACCGTCTAAAATGGTTTTGGGATTCAATTTGATATCTTTGGGATCCTTAAAGAATTGTTTAAGTACCGAATCCCTCTCCGATTCCTTGACAACCTTAAACACGAATTCGTTGGATTGAAGTAAGGACTCTTTGGTTTGTCGATTCATATGCCATGGTAGCACCCCATTATGTACGTACGATATGCTTTCCGGGTTCGACTCATGAATCGTGTACGTTCTCAACCGTTTCATAATCACCCGATANTGGGCATGAGTGCTCGGCGGGTTCACTCCGAGCACGATATATTTCAAAACTTCATCGTACAGCACGTCATCCCATTTATGATTGAAAATGACATTCCAACTCATTTATCTAACGTAAATAAACATAAAGATGAGACAAAAAAAAATAAAAATATTTTTTACAATTGTTGATACACTTTCAATGTTTTTTTGACACACGCCTTGAANTTTTCCTCCGTTATGAACATGTTGAGCACATCTACACATTTGGAATCGGTGCCATCATCGGCATCCGTCTCGTTAAATTGTTTGATCATCGCACCCACGGTGGATTGTAGATATCCAAATAAGATGCCGCTAAAATCATTCAAATTTACTGCATGATGACATTTTGGTGACAAATACACAATTGTGTTGGGATCCACCATCACGCACGGNACATCCGTTCGGTCAACGTTCGTAAGTACATCGATCAGAAGAAGAACCACTACGTTTTCGATTTTGTGATGATGTTGATTACATAAATGGATAAGCTTGGTAAGGTTCAAATTGGAAATATTCTTATCCAAACATTCCGTCAACGTTATGTTGAGATTAATGTTGCTCTCGCCTCGTTTGCATTTCTTTCGTATTATTGTGTTGATTGTGTTTACCATCATCTCGTTTTCGTTATTTAATTTGATGATTTGATTATTCAATTTGATTATTTCCTCATCACGACTGAACAACTCGGAATACATTTCGTCCATTTACCCCTTGACTTTTTTTCTTTTTAACTTAGTTCCTTCCTTTGTTTCTCTATTTTCCATGATATAAGTTGCGAGCTCATCCGCGAGGAGTTCTTTATTTTCGGTTTTCCATTCTTTCTTGTTCGTTAGTACATCGACAACCGAATGTTTAATCTGGTCCTTTTTTATCGACGTGGTTGATTTGGTTTTCGAAATCGTTATCATACCTAATGCACCGGCATTACACGCCTCTAGTTTATTGGAAGTCATGTACTCCATGATNTCTTGTCCTAGTTCGTTGTGTTTTTTTTTCAATTCTTTTTGTTGCTTGGAGGTTTCCTTCATCGTATCGTCTAATGAGCAATATGCTTGCACCCGTTGTTTAAATTCATCCATATTGTAAACATATTCGAATTATTCTTAAATATTTTTTTATATTTATATGCACTTTTTTATATTATCTTAGTATTGACTCTTTTTCATAACATGTGTGACATTCAGTCGTTTAAGATCGATGACACTCCAAAACGGATTATAGACCTGATT